GGCCCCGCCATCGCTATCTTCGGCAAGCTGTTCAAGCCCAAATGGAAAAAGCTCGCCGAGGAATCCGCAAAGATTTTCGGCAAGGCTCTGAGTGAAGGGCTCGCCAAAGAAGTGCTCAAGGCTGCCAAGACACTGGGCTCTGTTGAGAATGCCTATGCGGCGAAGATCGGCGATATCGTTTCCGAAGTTGGCGTTAATGCAGAGAATGTTGGACAGATACTAAAAAACTTCCACAATTTGATCGGCATGGTAGAAAACGGAACGTTCGATTGGGCCGAGGCTGTTAAGCAGGTTGATAAAGCCTTCGGACCGCTCGTGGACCATTTGCAAACGATGGGGATGGAGGGGAATTTTCAGATTGGCGAGATGATCAACCGCATGCGCGAGCTCGGCCTGGTTACTGAGGAGGTCCAGAAATACATCAAAAACACGGCCAACGAATTTCTCTCGACCATGGCTCCTGCCTATAAATACATTTCCAGCCTTACCGATATGACGGCACAAGAGGCGATTGCTTTTTCGGGGACGATTGTTGCTGGGTTCGCAGCCGCAGCCGCAGCGACGGGCAGCTTAATCCAAGCCGTCCAGATGCTCGGTGATTCATTCCGTGATGCGTTCAAAACGATTATGGATGCAATAGGTCCAGACGGCGAGAAAATCATTGGGCCTATTGCGCACATCTATAATTTCATCAAGGAAAACGAAGAAGTACTTGGGGCCTTTGCCGCCATCGCCGATGGCCTGGAACTCATGGCGAGGATGGGCATACTAACGGAGGAGAGCCTTTCTGCGATGGGCGAGGCCGCACACGCGACTTTCAACAGAGTCTTAACTGACACGGGCAATTTGGAGATGGCGATCCGGGCGACATGGCCGGAGCTTGTGACGCTCTATGACTGGTACAAGCAATTCGGTATGGATGTTCCCGATTGGTTGCAGAAAGCGATCGATAAGGGTCAGGAGATGGGCCATTCCATGGATATTCCCGATACGACCCTCCAGGTTATGGAAACCATCAGGGACGTTCTAATAGCCATTGCTACAAATGCGGGCATCGCGGCAACAGAGTGGGGTGGACTCAACAAAGCTATGGCGGGCACCCCGAGTGCGCCGGGACCAGGAGCACCGCATCCAGGGAAGGGTGGTGGCCCAGATAAGTGGCAGCATGGTACTCCCGAAGGGGGTGTGCTCTATAGGCGGCGCAGTCTCATCGAGGTAGCCGAGAGCCGGCCTGAGCGCGTGTGGGTGCAACCGCAAGGGACATCGGTAGGCGGAGGGCGTGGTGGTGACGTCTCGATCGTCAACAACTTCGACTTCAGCGAATCGATCTTTGATGCCTCGGGTGAGGACGAGCTCGCCAAAAAGATCTCTGGAGCGGTGGGGATCTCCGTTCGGGACAATCTCGGCGGTGCAGCCGACCGAGCCAAGGAAGGTATCAACCGATTGGGGGGCTAGGCGATGGGAATGAATATCGGTCATTGGACGCCGGAGACGATGAGACGAGTGTTGACGAAAGAGCCTAAAGCCAACCCACACGAAGGCGCAAATTTCCCATGGCTAAGTTTAGACTTCCCGCATGATGTGGCGAAGCAAGCGCTCATGAGCGGGATTCTCCCAGAAGGCTATACGGAAAACGCTTTTTGCAATGGGATATTCTCCTGGGTTTCAGATGGAGCGACAGAGGGAAGTGTTGCGTGGCGATTCTATTTGAAACACTTTGGTCATGGTGATGAGAAGGATCCCGGATCCGCAGATCCTAGTGTGGTTGTAATAAGTGAACGTCTCGGAGCCAACAAATTTCACCGCGTCACTGCGAAAACAACCCAATGGGATTGGACGCCTCCTGCAAATCCTCGAGAACCTGGGAACAAAATTCAGATTATCGTTGAACGTGTTGCGGGACACGAAGATGATGATTATGAAGCCGATGCGATGCTGGTTGGTTTCAAACTCAAAGAATACGAGTGAATAAGGAAGGGATCAACCGGTTGGGCTAACGTGATGACATTACTTCTGCTTTGCCTTCTCCAAAATGATGTCCCGGTTTTCGCGGATCCATTCTTCCATCTTCCAAGCAATGCCGCTGGTCGCTTGGCCGCCGACACCCGCTGCGTGAAACCCCTTTGTGAATTCATCTACGGAGAGGATAGCTTTAGCTCCGGTCTTGAGTTGATCTGGAGTCCATGCATAGCCTGCAGTGACATAGGTGGTCTCGCCGGGTTTCGATACATGTTCCGTTCCCAGGTACTCAACTACTACATGTGCCGCACCCCTGGTTTTTGTCAGCAAGAGAGACTTCTTTTTCTTGCCGCGTTTACCGAGTTCCCTGCAAACATATTCGGCAACGTCATCCTTAAACCCGGCCTGCAAATCCGCAGAGAAGCAATACACCTTCACGAGTTCGGGTTTCTCATCGGCTGCAAACACCGGCAAGCAAAGGGAAAACGCGATAAGGAACGTTGTGATTCTCATGGATTCCTCCCTGGGGGCTGGCCTACTAATAATCTACCATGGGACGGGCTGGAGTTCAAAATTTTAGGAGGCTGATATGGGTGTGCTGATCGGCTACTGGGATATCGACGCACTGAAGCGTAAGAGCACTGGTGCTCCGGGCGTGAAGCCTTGGGGCGGCACCAACTTCCCATGGGTGGGGTACGCCTTCGATAAAGCTGCTATCGAGAGCGTTTATGGTCACGGTATCGTTCCTGAGTCGCCGAGCTACAACGAGGGCGGCAACGTCAAAGGCCGTTTCTATTGGGTGACGGATGATGCTACCGAAGGCACGACGCGTTGGCGCGTGGAAGTGCGAGGTGTTGCACACAACGAGGTCTGGGATGGTGAGTTCAGCGATTCCGGCGACGTGGACAGCATACGCATCGCGGGGGATAAGCAGCACATTGCCGAGGTAACGCTGAGCGCTCCGTCTCTCGCACCGGGTGATAAGCTAATCGTCAAGGTCTCTCGCGTGGCGAACCACGAGAACGATGACTATGACGACGACGCCTGGCTGGTGGGCTTTGGGTTGGTGGCCGTATGATTGATCTCGGCAGCTCGAATGCGAATGATGTCCATATTGGCTTTGGAGATCTCGCGTACCTCAACGAGCTGATTGCATTCTCCGTTCTGGTGAGATTCCGTCTTAAGGCAAATGACGATCAAGGCAATAGGGTTTGCTTGTGCGGAAACTTGGGCACCACTTCTGGGTGGGTGATCCGTTTTGTGTTTTCTGCAGGTAATGAGTGGGCGATCAACTTTGTTTGGGGAGGGGAGGGCGGCTTTACCACGATCGGTCCATTACCAGTGCTCACGGCTGGGGAGTGGCACACATTCGGGATGGTCTTTTCCGGTTCGGGTACACATTGGGCGGGATACATCGACGAGAATAGCAGCGTTGGTGGAGGAGCCGCTCGTATCATGGCTGACTCTGATGAGGCGTTTGCTATCGGGGCCGAATATGATGGTGACGCCAACAATTATGGTGGTTCTTGGGACATCGATCATTTGATTATCTATCCCGAGGTTGCGCTTGCAGAAGCTGATTATGAAGCCTTCCGTGCTGGCATGATGTCTCGACCGGGGGACGCAAAATTTTGGTGGACCGGACAATATACCCCAGGACGAAATGAAATCGATCAAATAATTGGCGCCCATCGAAATGGAGTACCAGTACAAACTGAAGAAGCAGGTTATCGGTGGCATTGGCCACTCGTTGGCATCTATAAGGTTGCCTTTTCGGGCGAAGCCTCAGACCCAGGCGGGACTGAAGAAGGTCTCATGGCGACATCGATGTACGAGGAGCTCACCGGTCGCGGCCGCGTCTACTTCTGCTACGAGCTCGACCTACCGGACGATACAAAGATTCGGGCCTCCATCAAATCGTTGCCGACTGAAGTGGGCCTATACGGGAACATTCTCGAGAACATCAGCGACATCACTGTCGGCGGGTCAGTCGAACCAAGCTATTCGCTGAGGAAGGTAACGGCGAATGTCAAGTTATTGGACAAAGGTCGGGTCCTTGCAAAACGTTTCACGGGTGAGTTCGAGAATCTAATCGAGGGCTCGGCCTGTCGAATCCGGCTTATATCCCCACACGTGCCAGCAGCGGATTGGTTCACCTGTTTCGAGGGTGTGTTTGAACGCTGGGAGGGGAGAGACCTGCTTCCCTACATGACGCACTTCCTTGGGATAAACGATAAGCCATTGGAGGGGGGGGCAAGCCTGGGTGTGATTAGCGACGACGTCTTTCCCGACTGCGCGTCTTATGATGATGTGGGCAGCGAGATTCCGGCTATCTATGGAATTTATGATGAAGCGTTCGGTGCGAAGACGGCCATGCGGATAAGTGAAACCGAGTTCCTCGCATCGGCGGGTTTTTTGTCAGAGGTCACCGAGGTATTCGTCGACGGTGAGTTGAATGAGGCCTGGACACAACAAAACATCGAGCGCTCTGGACGGAACTTTACGGAGGTCCTGTTCGACGAAGACCCAGGAGTAGGTGTTGATGTAACGTTCAATTGCGCCGGGATCGAGAAATTCGGGGACGGCAGCGGCTCCCCGCTCACAAACTCGGCCGAGCAACTTCTGCACATGATCGTCAATTGGTACTTCGGAAAGTACGAGCGCGGTTCGTGGTACAGCGCCAGTGAGATCGGCGCGCCGATCAACACGGGTCACTTCGCGCAGGTCGCGGAGTTCATGCGGCAATTCGGCTGGACGTCCAAGAAGACCCTCACGAAGTCGATGACCGGGTACCAGCTCTGTAACGGATGGTCAGCTAGCTGGCGGATACCGATATACTGGGGCTTCGACGGAAAGCTCGCGGTGCGAGCAAATAGATTCTACGTGCAACGAGGAACTCAACCACAGATCGATGAGTCGGACGCGCGATCAATTCTTGAGACACCGCACGCCACTAGCAAACTGCGTGATGAGGTGGTCTTCGTCGATGCTTTTTCAAACGAGACCAAGGTGAAGGACGTTCTTCGCGGACACAACGTCGTTGAGACAATTTCTAACTCGTGGATTATTTAAATGCTAGATTTTACAAATAACGACACGGCAGATCCCGTAGGAGATCAACAGCTTCGCATTCCAAATCGCAAGCTGCTCACGACTTCATACAGCATAGCGATATGGTTGAGACGTGTGCGTGCTATCGCTGCTCATATCTTTGCTGAATACAGTCAGCCGACTAATGAGGGCTGGCTCCTTTGGATACATGGAGCTGGTCAATTGTGCATGCGACATCACGACGGGACTGGTCTTACAGATAGTGGTTTGTCAAATGTTCTAAATATTGACACTCTCTATCTTATGGTCTTCACGTGGGATGGAACCGACTATCAATGGTGGCTAGACAATGGTGTAGCATCAGGCAATGGTGCATTCGTAAGACAGATCCAAAATTCCAATTTGGAAATGATCCTCGGGGCTAACGTCGGCGCACAAGCGTTCCCTGGTATGATGGGCCATCCCTTGCTTTGGCCTGACGTTGTACTAGCGCAATCCAATGTGCAGACCTTGTTTGCTGGCGTCGAGATTCCATATATAGAGGACGTAAGATATTGGCACCGCGGCCTCGCGATTCCTGGGCTCGAGGAATATGAGCAGGAGGTTCCCACTCAAAACGGAAACATCTGGCTAAAAGAACTTGAGCCTCCTGACAACTATTACACCAGTGTTGAAATACCGAGAGAGGGGGGCGCAGACCCCGACAAGCTTGCTTTGGTCGCGCAAGAGCTTCAACGTGATCGAAACGCGAAGCGCGGACATATGGTCACCGTACCTCTCGCGTGGCTCGGTCGGGAGATCATTGATGACGTACAGCTCATCAGCGCATCCGGCCTCGAGCCGACCGGTGACGGCTTTGGGATGAGTGACCTCGCGCTCCCACGATTGCAACGTATCATGGGGATGAAGCTCTCCCCGACGAATCGAAAGGTCGGGCTCACGATGCGGGACATGCATCACGCGGTCATGCTCTACGACCAACTTGTTCTCCCCTACAAGATTAGTACGGAACGATTCGGAGCGTTTGAGCTCTACCCCGCAGGAGCCAGCAAGGCTACCACACGCGCTAGCAAGGTCTACGTCCATCAGATAGGAACACTTGTGACACGTCTCAGTAATGATGTAGAACCCATCACACGGGAGGGCGAACTTATCGAGACCGAGAGAACGAACGAGTTCAAGAATCCTTCTTTCGTGGCTGGTGTGGATACAGACTGGACGCCTCTTAATGAAGGCGTTAATGGGAGCGATGTCGCAGACGACACGGTCGACCTATTGTTCGAGAGTGGCATCTCGACCAAGAGTTGCAAAATCAAGGCGGGCTCACCGCTCGGAGGTGCTCCGGTTGGAATCGAGCAGGACATCACGCTCGCTGCTACCGCACCTTCCGCAGATGTCCCCCGAATAATCAGTATCGACAAAAAGGACGACTCAGGCTATCCGCTCTCAATAAAGATCCAACGTGATTCAGACAATTGGTATCGCACGAGTCTCAGCGCCGACAACTGGGGCGCGCCCGAAACCTACCTGGACCTTCCGGTCGACCGAGACATGACCCGGTATCTCGACATAGCACCGATTCTCCCAGGTGTTCATGCTGGCATCGTCTACACGGTTGGCCTTTACGCCAAGGCGAGCGCCGGACAGATCAACCACCTCTATCACGTGCAATGGGAGAAAGGTAAGTACGCAACGAGTCGAATGGTTTCAGGTGGCGGGGCGACTTATACGCGCACGCCGAGCATCGTTCGGATCTCCAATTATCTTGGTGCCCGCACCGTTTACAAACCTCGGGGCTCGATATATCTTCGTGTGGTACCTGAGTGGGCGCCCGCCGAGCGTGATTTTGATGCCAATCTTTTATACGTCTATCACTCCGCTGCCAACTATTTTCGCGTGTACTACGATCATGGAAGCGGTGAGTTGCGAGCCCACTGGTACGATGGCTCAAATCACTATTCGGTGATCGATTCGGCAGACGTGGCGTGGAGTGCATACGATGAACTCAAGATCGGATTTCGGTGGATGAGCGCCGGAGACTTAGAGGCTACCGCTCCGGAATTTCAATTGTTCGCTGACTTCGGCGCAGGATGGGTGACGGGTACCAAGGGGACTCTTTCAGCATGGCTTGATGAGTCCGATGCGAGCTACATTCAGATCGGCGCCAAGGGCGACACGCCCATAACGACCGCCGCCGATGCCTACATCAAGTACCTGAAGTCGATTCCGGAGCCGCTGTTGCTCGACTATTTCAAGGCTTTGCCATGAGTCTAATCTATCTAGCTGGTTACGAAGCGGACGCTATCAGGCGGGCTGTATTGACCTCCTCGAGTGCGCATACCCTACATCCGGTCACTCGAGCCGGTAACGGTGATCAGTCGGCACCCTTCCGTTGGAACGCACCTGCGGCCAACGCTTGGCTCAAGGGAGATCTCAATTTCTTCGATAACGGAGGCTTCGAGGATGCCTGGGTAGAGAGCGATCGACCGCCTCATTGGACGCCGGATGATGGTGCTGGAACGCTCAATGAAGAGACAGGCATCAAAAACGAGGGGAGTGCGTCTCTCAACATCAATGGAGTGAAGGAAGGCTATCAGGATCGCATCGTCATCCCCGGTAAGAAATACAAGCTCGAGATTTCTATTCGTGGCGACGCTACAAACTATGCTTATGTGTATGTTCAAGACCTCAATACGCTGAAGTGGATGAAGGATGATGGAACGTTCCAGGCGGCTAAAACGTATACGGCTAGACAACAGCCTGCGGCCTTCGCCGATCTGACAAGAACATTCACGATAGAAAAACCGACCGTTCGTCGATCGTACACTAGGCTGCGGTTCTTCTGTGCTTCTATTGATGCGGGGGATGCCTACTTCGATTCATTCGCTATCTATCCTGAGGTGACTTTCGCTTCCGTTCATGCGCACAACATCCCGAATGCGGCGACATTCAGGCTCCAATATGATGCGACTGGCGCGTTCTCTGGCAGCGAGACGACCGCCGCAACCTTCACTGTTAGGCCGAGGGCTTTCTACGTCACCTTCACGGCGGCGCTTATCCGTTACTGGCGGCTCCTGTGTGTCGAGGAAACCGGATTCACACCTTACGCCGGCGCGTGGTCCATGGGGCATTACAACACGTTGGGCCGGTTCTACCGTTGGGGATCTCAGACGGCGATCATGCAGCCACAGGTACGCGTCCATACACCGAGCGGTCGGCTGATCTCCAAGCGCAGGACAAGCGACCCGAGCCGCCGACTCACTCTGAGCTTCCGGGCGGTGGCGGAGGTGGAGCGCGATGAGATGTTGGAAGACATATTCGAGGCTGCGGACTGGGGAGATGAGCCGGTGATTATCGTTCCCTATAGCGATAAGGGAACCGTACTTCAGGCGCGGGTTGGAGAAGTGTTCGAGTATGAAACACATCCAAGGACTTGGGATTACACTGTCGTCCTGGTCGAAGATCCTTATCCGGTTGAGTTCAATTTTTGATTTGAAGGACGAAATGGTGGAGATTTATAGCATGAGGTAATTCGATCCGCTCGGGGGGTGGGACGCCACCTGTCCGAGCTTAGCCAAAGAAGAGGCCGTTCCCGTGTGACACGGCACCGACGGGGACGGCTTTTTTCTTTGGCGCATGGGCATTGTTGGCAGGGAGAGCAATAGATGGAAATCGAGATGATCCAAGCGATCGGAAATCTCGGAGCATTGCCCTTGCTCGGCTTTCTTTTGTGGCAAGCGATAAGGCTTCGCCGGAATGGTAACGGCAGGTTGGAAAAGGTCGAGCAAAAAGTCGACGGATTGGTTGTGAGTGTGGCCCGAATTGAGGGTCACTTAGGAGTCAAAAAGGAGGAAGGATGAAAAAGAAAAGTCTTCTATGGTGGTTTATTGGTTTGTTCGTGAGAGATCCGAAGATAATCAGCGCAGGCATTGTGCGATTCGGAAAGGTCTTCATCATCGGCGGAGTTGGCTCGCTTGCGGCTCAATCGTTTTGGGGGGAAGGGATGACGGCCTTGGGTCTCACTTTGGTGATTTCCGGCCTGCTCGCTCTCGAAAAGCTATTGAAAGAGTGGTGGGGTGTCGGTCTCGCTCTCGCATTCGCGTTGATGTTGGCGCAGCCGGCCCAGGCGCAGACAAAGATCCTCCAGTTTGAGCCGACCGATTTCTCCATAGGCGGCGGTTCCATGCTCGGCGAGGAGGCGATGACGTTTACCTGGGACAGCGCATTTGCAGCCGTTCACTGGCACGGCGTTGCTCTCTTCGGTGACAACGCATCGTCCGGGATCGGTGTGGAGATCCATCCTGCATCCGTTGTTTCGAGCTTTGAGAATAACGTCAGTGTTCAATCAATCGATACTGTGGACTGGCGCTTTTGGAGCTTGAACCGAATCGAGATGTCGGCGCTTCAGCTACCGGGCGAGATTTGGGAAACGATGTATATCGGTTCCGATTTGCTCCTAGCCGAAGGTGGCGGCAACGACTATAGCGGTGATTTTTCGGCGCGGTTCGTCTACGGCGTGAAGGATGGCCCGGTACAGCTCGAGTTCTACATGTTCGAGAAGTACCGACCGATCAGCGTCGCGTTTTTCTATCGATTCTGATCGGGAAGGATTGCTCGAGCCAGACAGACAGAAAGAGAGGTAGACATGTTTGTGAAAATAGTGAAGTTCAACGAACCGAACGACAAGGAAGGGACCGGGCACCATCACGTATCGACCGGTGTGACATCGATACATCAATGCGGTATTGCAAGATTCCGGCTCATTGATCGTAAGGTCAATGAGAGCACAGTAAAGGATTTGACGATCGAAATGGAAGGATGCCCAGCTCCGCACAACGATTTTTTTGAAGTTCAATGCGAACGCAAACACTTGTCGGTGTTCATTATGAATGACAACGGCAGGACAATCGATAGCTACCAATACAGGTAGACAAATGGCTCGAGCAATCCTCGATGGCGCGCGCTTCGGCTCAGGCGATCAAGCGATGGCCTATGCCCGAGAGCGCATTATCGATGCTCACGAGAGAGAGGGGCATGTCTGCCGGATCACAAGTAGCCGCGACGGAACTCATAGCAATGGGAGCCTGCATTATATCAATCACGCTGAGGATTACGGGTTCCAAGGCATCCCGGCAGCGGCTCGCCAGGCCATCTATCGAGAGACCCGAACCGCACTAGAGGCTGATGATCCTTACTCTGATTTCGATGTTGTGTATGGAGATGAAAAACACCAAGGCCATATGCACGTCGAGTATCAACCTAAGCGAGCAATGAATAGGTAGTCCATGTTTATACCAATCAGATTGATCGTCGAGCTATTCAAGAGGATCACGGGGCGCGCTGGGTTCTGCCGGCATCATCATCCTTGGCAGCCGTGCTGCAAGCTCGACCGGCAGGGCATCAGGTGGAAGTGCTGCGAGTGCGAGAAGGAAAGGAACATGCTGCAATGAATAAACGATTGCAAGAAGCGAAAGAAATTCTCGCCGGCCATCCCGACGTGACAGGGATCGGCCATGGCTACCGATATAAGAACGGAAGGAAGCTCGCCGAGCGGTGCATCGTTATCGGTGTCAAAAAGAAACGCCCCCGGAGAGAGGTGTCTCGCGAACGACTCATTCCGCTCACGCTCGTCGGATATATAACCGATGTGCGCGAAATGGATATCCGTGTTCTACCGCCGAAACCATTAGCCTTTGTCCAACGGATGCGGCCGTGTCCCCCAGGTTTCAGTATCGGTCACGTTGCCATCTCTGCCGGTACCCTCGGTGCCTACGTCCGTGCCCCCGATGTAGACGGCTACGTGATCCTCTCCAACAATCACGTGCTCGCTGACTCGAACCAGGGGAAGATCAACGACAAGATTATCCAGCCGGGCAAGGCAGACGGTGGCTCCAGCCAGAATGATCTCTTCGCTCGGCTGAGGAGTTTCGCGGTTATCAAGTGGGACGGCGACAACAACGGCGGCTGCAACCTAGCCAAACGATTCTCGGCGTGGCGCTATAAGTCTCGTATGATCGAGCAGCCGTATCCGAATCTCATTGATGCTGCGACTGCCATCCCGTTCAACCAAGGTCACGTCAAACTCACTTACCCCGACGGCTCGATGCTGACCGGCGTGAAGGATCTCGAGCTCGGCGACTTGGTCAAGAAGATGGGGCGCACGACCGAGTTTACTACCGGCATGGTCGAGGTTGTCGACCTGATGAGCAAGGTCCAGTACGGTCCAGGACAGATAGCGACCTATGATGATCAAGTGGCGATCCGCGCTACTGAGGGCAACTTCTCAGAGCCCGGTGACAGCGGGAGCGCGATTCTCACGATGGAAGACAAGCTCGGCGGTCTTCTCTTCGCCGGCGGTTCGGGGGTAACAATTGCGAATAGAATCACTCATGTGATGAGTCTATTGGGAATAAGAATCTGATGATGGGATGGTGCGAAGTGAGGAAAATCGTTCTATTTATCTGGGTATCACTGGCTGTCATTTCCGTCGGTTGCAAGAAGCCACATCCGCCCCCTCCACCGCCTCCCGAATGCCCCCTATGGACCCCGGGACCGGAAGGGTGTGTGTGTCCGCCGGGGGCCGAGTATGTCGACCTCCTCGATGCCTGCGCTCCGCCACGGGTGGACAGGCCGCCCGAGCCCAGGCGGATCGTGGGCATCACGGCCTTCGCTCTTCCTCAGCACGATCCGATCTACATCCACCACGTTTGCCGGCACATCGCAAGCGTCAACTACAACACGTTTCGCGTCGGATTCGAGCGCTGGCGCTGGGACAACGATCCGGCTTATCTGCTCCAGGGACCGAAATACGACACGGAAGAAAACCTGAGCCAGATACGCCGCTTTCTTGAGGTCACCGCGCGTCATGAAGGGATTTGGGTGGAGCTCGTCGCCGTCTTCACCATCAAGTCGATAGGACACACGGACACGCCGGAGATGCGCCGGGAGGCCGTCGAGCTTGCCATGCAGGTGGTCACCGAAGGCGACTACAAGCACGTATTTTTCTCCTACGCCAACGAGTGGAGACGGAGCGGTGCGCCTCAAGCGCTCGATCCCTTCGCCGAATGGGAACCGTTCCCGCTGTCCGATCAATACCCGGCCATCACCAAAGAAGAGGTTCTGTGGGGGCTCCAGCGACTCAGCCAAACGGGGCGACTTGTCACGACGGACTGTCACGGGGAACACGTGGATGGTAATCCGGGGAGGACGTGGGATCCTGCGTATGAGAAGTCATTCCTTCCCCACGTGGACATGGTGGCTTTCCATCCTCGCAGGAATCCCAATCCCACAGAGTTCGATCTGCGGCTAGGTGTGAGCCGCTACGTAGAGAGGGAGGATAAGCTGGCCGTGCTCTACAATGAGACTACGAGCTTCGCCACGGACCTCGAGCTCCAGAGATTCCCCAACCTGATCGGTAGCTTCCTCATCGCCAATAAAGGAAGGCCTCCCGAAGAGAAGCGCCGGCAGCAGATCCGGGAGTATTTGGCGAGAGTGAAAGCGGCCGGGGACGGAGCCCGGTGGTACTACCACTGTATCGGGTGCTTTATGTATCAAGAGGAGTTCGAGCCGATCTGGATTCCGGCTTGGTGAGAAATGAAGAAAGAGGTAAATAATATGAAGTATCAACGTATATTCGCGGCATTGCTGATCTGCGTCGCAATCCTGGCCGCAGCTTTCTGGGGGCAGATTGTGCCCCCAACCAAAGCCCAGATCCGACAACCGTACTGGGTGTTGCGTACAGCATCGGGCGATCTCACAGCGGCGGATACTAGTGAAGAGATAACGGCCCGTCTTTCTTCCGCAAAAGTTTCCATCAACATCACGAAGCTCACCCTTGCCGATGCGGATGATGAGGTGGACTTTTATGTCCAGACGTCTTACGACAATGGGACAAGCTGGGTGGATTGCCAAAACCTCCACTTCACCAACGCCGACAACGGCAGTACGGCGAAACGATCCGCAATGATCGATGGGGCGATTGATGGACCGGGGACGGACAAGTCAATTACTGGAACAGACCCGAGTGCGGGGAATGAGATCTCGGAGACGGTGCCGGCGAATGCGATTTGGATGGTTGGCGGAATCTATTCGTCTCTCGTCACCGATGCCAACGCGGCAAATCGTCGAGTTCATGTGCTCGTCGATGATGGCGCAACCACCTTTTACCGTAGTGTTTCGGCGAGCGTGCAGGCCGAGAGCCTGACAAACTATTACAGCATCGGCCCTCACGGAATCACGGCGGCGGTAGCGGCTACGGTGCACTGGATTCCCCTACCTCCGGGTCTGGTATTGAGCGCTGGGAGTCGCATCCAGACATCAACGGCACTCATCGAAGCCGGCGACAACTGGGGTGCTCCACAACTCTCAGTCGTCGAATGGCACGACCCCGCGGTGCTCACCGACGGCACGATCCGCGACAACGTGAAGAGCTACGAGCGGCCGCTCGGCACCCATGTGCGAATCAAGACGGCGGTAACAGGGACAAGTGCGCCGACTTACTCTTATTCCGCAACCGTATTCTTCAAGTGAGGTAGATCATGCTGCGTAGAACATTCCTTACGGTTTTCCTCACGGTTGCGGCCGGACTGACTCTTGCCGGACCGCCTACGTACTACCCGCCTGCGATTGGGGACTTTGACGGGGCGGCGGATTATCTGTCCCGTGGTAGCGACCTGACGGGGCTCGCGGATAGCAAGACGGGGATTCTCTCGCTTTGGATGAGGATTGATGGGGGAGATGGGGAGACTCGTTACATACTCAGGAACAACATACACCATTTTTATTTGAATCTAACAACGGGCAATACCTTTCAAGTTATGGGTAAAGACGCCGTGCCCGCTGTAAAACTTCAGTTGACGTCTACTTCTACGTACACCGCAAGTGCTTCTTGGCTTCATGTCTTAGTTGCCTATGATATGGCAAGCGCCTCGCATTTTTATATTGACGACATCGACATAAAAAATGAATTAGCCCTTGTTGACGCCGCGTTAGACTTGACGCCAGCGGGTTGGACCATCGCTGATATAGCGGGTGGTAGTGTATCCCCTTTCAACGGCGCCATCTCCGAACTCTACTTCGCGCCGAATCAGTACCTAGATTTCAGCATTGAAACCAACCGCCGTCTGTTCATCGACGAATCCGGCTACCCCGTAGATCTCGGTCCCTCCGGATATAAGCCGACCGGCACGGCACCGCTGGTCTACATGAGAACCCAGTTCAACAACTGCGGGTTGAACTCCGGGACGGGCGGCGACTTCGTAATCCAAGGCGCACCCGCCTACACGGTCGGTCCGGTGCCGTTTCCTCACACGACCTGGGCTCCAGGCCAGAGCCGTGGGCGCGGGGGACGCGGCGGCAGAAGCAGGATCAAATAAGGAGCAGACAATGAAGAAAGTCACGACAGCGGTTCTCGGCCTCGTCCTAATCACCTCGCTCTCCTACGCGGAGATCACCCGAACGCAATTCTTGAACAACCAGAAGAACAAGCTCGTCCAGGAGATTGCTGCGAACCAGGCCGCGAAGGATGCACTTCTCGCCAACCAGGATCGGATCGACATGATCAATTACGGCTTGCCGCTCCTCGAAGCACTCATCGACGAAGTGCAGGATGCGGAGCTGCGAGCCGATTGGTTGGAACTCTATGAGCAATATTCCGCCGAGGCAGCAAGCTGGGAGAACGACATAGCCGGCTGGGACGAGAAGATTGCGAAGGCGCAGGCGAAGGTGGATGAGATTGATCGGTTGCTGGCTTTGCCATAGAGATATTAGCCTTACAGTAATGACACCCGCACAATTTTCTCGCCATCTCTCAGATCAAAACCTGCCGAAGTATGGAGTCAGGCTCGATCCAGAATGCCCTTTGGATCGCTGGATTGTCTATGCGGTAAAGATTCTCCGTGATGGCGGTATTGAAACCTACGAATCATGCCAAGCTGGCCCGGGGCACTCCTTCCCAGAGCCAACAGTACGTTTTCATGGCGGTTCTGCAGAGGGTTACAAGGCTATTGCTCTGGCGCTTCAGCATTGTTTGCCCGTTTCGTCGCTAAGGAGATTCTGGCGTATTATCGACGGGGAGCTTGAGGGGCCAAATTGGGAAATGACATTCACATCAGTCACGGCGCTCAGAAAGATGCAATTGCGTGCTGAAATCGAGGGCTTCTTGCGCTAAAATGTGCCCCGAACGGCGGGATCCGTTCGGGGCAATGAGGGCAACTAAGCTAGCTAACTAAGCTCCTTGCAGCGCTCACAGAGGGGACGCCCACCGGTCCCCTCGACCCTGTTCTTGTTCTCGATGTTGTTGCCTTCGGTGCATTTCGTGTTGTTGTGATGAACAGGGCGGTCACTACGCAGTTTTGAGTGCCATGGAGCTGTTTTCATTGTTCTTACCTCCTTTTTGACTCAACTGATGGAGGCTACCTCCAAGTCAGAAGCACAACCTCCCGACGGATGATCCGCCCCCAAATTTCCTTGAGAACCATCGTCTCGTCCGAATAGGTGTGTATGCCTTGCTTCAAGGCCTCAGCCCAATTAGACCACTCAATCTGGAAGCCGTTGGCGTCGTACCAGCGGATTTCCACATAGGCATAGCCGTAAGCCCTCGGTGAATCAATAGTGAATTGCCACCCGATATAGTGATAATTACCCGAGCTTCGATTAATTTGCACCGCTGAAGAGGTGAGCTTCGGCTCGACCTGAACGGTCGTTGTCGTTGTTGTCGGGGTCGGGCTGGGGCTCGTGGAACTATCACCTCCATTTCCACCACAAGACAATATAAGCGAAATTAGAGACAGAATGAGAATAAAAGATTTGATTCTCATGACAACTCCCTATTGAAAATATTCGAAGTCTTCATTTTCCGCAATTCCTTAGCTACCGGATCTCGCACAATGGTTCCCCGACGAGCTTCGGCTGGTCACGCCATAGAGACTTTGGGGATTAGGCAGCTTTTTCCCAGTGTCGATCCTTTAAAACAAACACCGACTTCTTTTTCAAGCCCTTCTTGGAGTGACTCTCGGCTAATTTCCTGCCAAGATTGAGTAGCGTTTCTTTCACGTTGTCACCACATATCGCGGCAGCGGCGAAGAGTCTGGCAAGGCTATCGCTCGATTTTCCAAGACTGGCAGTTTTGCCGTTCTCAACACGCGAAAGGTGAGATGGGTTAACACCAAGCAATGCAGCGAAACTTTTTGCAGGGAAACCAGCGTTCTTGCGAATAAAACGAAGCTCATCGCCATTTAACAGCGACGACTTTTTCACTATCACTCTCGCGATTTCGCGGTGCAGCTCACCAATGCGCGGGATTGTCGGGCTTTCCAGTTTACAAATCGAACAATAAAACACTTCGATTCCGCTGAGGAATACGTTATTGAGTCCAGCCAACGTATAAAGATAGGGCTGAGATGAGGTAGCTTTCTTCTTCAGGAGGGGTCTCTCGCAGTGGTCGCAGTTCATTTTATCTGCCTCCTTCGCGTCTTCTTACGAGCAGGTGTTACCGTGATGATTTTGAGCTCGTTGGCTATTTTGACTACACAACCCGCGCTTTTCCCATCTACGGTTTGGCCAACGATAGTGAATCTGTCCATGAGTTGTTGGGTAACTCTGCCAGTGTGGATAACGTTCTGAAGGTCAAGCATGTCTATTCCACGTTCCAGCATGCGTTCTTGGGCGTGTGAAAGGATTACTACATCGCCATCCTCCCACAAACGCCGGGCATGTTTCAGCGCAGCCCTGAAATCAGCAGCAGCATGGAATGGAATTACGTTACTCATGCTGGGTTGATATAATATCAAGTCTGGCGTGATTGGTCAAGTGGAATCTGGGACCCCATCTTAATGAGGCCAGCACGCCAGACCGGAACCTACCGCTTCTTCTTCCTCAGCTCCCGCCGCTCCCGCAGAAGGATCTCGAGAGCCTTGGTGCGATCCTTAAGCCCAAATAGCTTTCGTTCCTCTTCCAACAGCCTTACCGCCTCCTTACTCAGACCAAGCGTAACATTCTGTTTTTCAAGGACTTCATAGCTCCCGGTGATAATGGCGATGACCTCATCCTGGGCTATTTCTGGCGGGATTTTCGGGGGCAATTTCATGAGTTCGTTTTCTATCATATATCTATGGTACTCGCAATATGTAGTAGAGTCAAGCAGAATAATGCTTGACAAGATACATAATGATGATGCATACTATACCCATGGAACGGGTCACCTGCTTAGATAAGCCAGAGAAGCCCGAAAAGGCGTGGACCGACCAAGACCATCCAGAGCCCCCCGAAAGTAGCCCTGTAAGCGTCACCCGCTCGAATTTGGGGGATTCTCATCGATGTCCGATATGCGGAAAGACTGTCCAGCAGCCAAAAAGAAGGAGGGGGAATCCGAAGGTTTATTGCTCTCACAAATGTCAGAATCGAGCGCATAGGCTACGCAAAGCGGGCGCTCTTGAACGAAAAATAGATTCCGATCCGGATGTGGCAACCGAGTTATGCCCAATCTGCGAGGACGAACGAGCCCAGAAATGCGTGGAAAACCCCACGGTCCAACAATCCGATGTGGGGAAAATAACCCAATGATCTGTAGGGAATCATCCAACGCATTGGATCACAGCGGATATCCCTGCGTTGTGGCAATGTCGCAATTGGCTAAGATCAGGCCCCCGCAACAATCGGAAAGCACCTGGGGGGAATGTCGTGCCCGAGAAGTCCGCCCGCAAGCTCGAACGCCTTGCTCAAGAGCTGCGCGCACAGCATGGCCGAAAATCTTCAGAACAAACAGACAACCGATTTCTACCTCTTACCTACGCAGCCGAGCGCCTCTCGATTTCGAAAAGCTGGCTTTACAAACACCACCGAGAGCTACCATTTATCATTCGGATAGGAGGCCGGATGAAAGTCTCTCGGAAAAAATTGAACGAATGGATGAAACAGAAAGGAGGCAGCATGCCATGAATGGTTTCGGTCGTGTTTACAAGAGACACCGGATCTGGTGGATCGCTTACAGCCGCGGCGGGAAGGAATTCCGTGAAAGCGCGCGATCCACGAAACGTTCGGACGCCCTTGCGCTCCTGAGAAAACGCAACGAAGAGAGACTCGTGTCGGGAAGAGTTTTATTATCCCAAATATTTCATGACAGGATCTCAGATGCGAAAATCCGTGGAAACCGTTCGACCCGCCATTTCCCACGCTATCATCGCCACATTATTTCGTTTTTCGGCGACATTCCTACGCGCGACATCACTGCGCCGAGCATCCGACAGTATCAAGCCAGGCGGCTCAACCAAGGCGCCTCACCCGCAACGGTGAATCGCGAAGTAAGCTCACTCGGGAAGGCGCTCCGACTTGCAATTGAGTCAGGGCTCCTTTCCCAATGCCCGCCGTTTCCGCCTCGGCTCAGGGAGTCGGAGCCACGCCAAGGATTTTTTGAATACGATGATTATGTTGCCATCCATGCTGAGTTCGAGCCGTGGGCGCAGGATGTGCTCGAGTTCGGGTACTTCACGGGATGGAGACGCGGTGAGATCCTCGGTCTGACCTGGGGCGAGGTATTTTCCGATGACGATGGTGGCGGGACGATCCGGCTCGATCCGGCGCGATCCAAGAATCATCGCGCTCGAGTACGACCCATCACCGAGGAGCTCCGGCCCGTCATCTTGCGGAGATCGAAGAATCGAATCCTTTCTTGCCCTTATGTCTTTCATCGGGGAGGCCGACGCATCCCGGCGGCAACGTTTCATGTCGCATGGGCCAAGGCGCGGAAGGCCGCGGGGCGGGACTATCTCCTATTCCATGACCTCCGGCGCAGCGTTGTCCGGAATCTCATCCGCGCCGGCGTCCGGGAGCGCGTCGCCATGGAGTATACTGGGCACCTGACGCGGCACGTGTTCGACCGCTACCACATCATCGGCGAAGATGACCTCGTGGAAGCTGCGGACAAACTCAAGTGCCACATAGATGGGTACCGGGATGCCGCGAAAGTCGTCCCGCTCTTCCCCAGAAAGGAGCGGAAGAGATCATGAAGCTAATTTCCATTGTCGCTATGGTCTTTATTCTTGCGGCTCCCTCACCATCCCGGGCCGAAACAAGTGAGGATTTCCTTGCCTTCATCGAGGCCGAGCTGGAGGATCTGAGCCGGTTCCGCTTGTCCAGCGATCCAGCGCAAGTCAGTCCTCGTGGCCCCAAAGACGAGCCCGGGAAGCTCTACCGGATCCTGGGATGGATGACTTATGGAACCTCGGCCGCCGATGTCATTACGACCGAGGTGATCCTGGCTCGCGGCGGGGGCGAGCTGAATCCCCTCATGCGTAACCGCGCCGTGCGGATCGGCTCGCGTAGCGTCTTCTGTGTTGCGTTTAATAAAAGTACCGAATATCTCCGTACTAAGAAAGGCCATCCCAAGATCGCGCTCTGGATGCGCATCTCGATTGTCGCTTTGCATGGCTATGTGGTGGCTCGGAATGTCCATGTCGCGAGGGGGCTCGAGCCATGAGTTGAAGGAGCAGTAATGAAAAAATCAAAAAAGGTAGTTGGCCCGAGAATTTTTGTGGGTTTTTCAGTGCTACAAAAAAACAAGTTGAATCATGGCAGCGAGTTACCTGGAAAACATAGTACAAGTGCTATTCCATTGTTTTTAAGTTCCACGACAACTTAGACCACTACCAAAAATTGAGCCACTACCAAAAAAGTATTTGACAGGCCCATTTTTCAATGATAAATGTAGATCTATGGATGCAAGAGAACTCAAGCGAGCGCTAAAAAAATCTGGATTCACGCAGAGGGAGCTCGCCCGAGCAATCGGTGTCACAGATACAGCTGTGTCGCTCTGGATGTCCGGAAAGCGGAAGATGCATCCTGCCTTCGGTACACTCATACGCCAAGCTGTTGAAAAGAAAGGGGCTGCGGCGTGAGCCAGAAATCGGACAAATCTCGGACAGCCCGCCCCGCTAGCCCTTTAGCCTCAGCAGTTTACCCCACCTTAGCGGCGTCTTCACGTCGCCATCCAAATGACACGTTCTGCCACAACCTGCTAAGAAATGACACGTTAGGGAAATCCCTCTTTCCCCGCTTTAGCAAGTTTTATCCTAATTTGTCCGCAATTCTCGGACACCAGTCGGACAGTTCTGCGGCCCGGCCAGGCGGTGCCAGGGCCGTAAACCCTCGGGCTTCTCGCAGCGCGAGGAGCGGCCGGGCCGCAGAGTGACTGTGATAAGACGATGAAAGAAGAAAAGAGCACTCGCGGCATTCCACGTAGAGCAGGAAAGCGAACCGCAAAGATAACCGCTTATTACAGCATGCGTTATCCAACCAACAAGCTTCGGCGCATCCTCCGATCATCAGGAGAGAAAGAAGCCTGGAAATGGTCAAAGGCCCATGCCGCAGAGGCCATATTTACGCGGCTCCGCAACCGAATGAGTGAAGCAAATTGGTGGAAGAGGCGGGAAGAAAGGCGGATAGCCCTAAGGGAGGTCCATCATGTTGAATCCTGAGTTCTGGATCATGCTGCTCTTCGCCTTGGGCTTCGTCATCAGCTGTTTGGGAATCATTCACACGGTTCTTCATTGGGGGGAAGACAGCGATCTGGAGGAGAGATGACGAAGCATCCTGTATTTGAATGGGCGGCTTGCTGGAGTTGCGGTGAACCCGTCATGAAGAACGGCCCATTCACCGTCGGATGCCCCGGTTGCGATCCCGATGTGCCGCGTTGCGAAAAGGCGTCTGACGTAGATACCCGGGAACTCCTACACCCGGAGCTGAGGGAGTACGCATCCATGGACGAGGCGCTGATCGAGGAGGCCCTGGCCAAACCCGGAGGTGCCCTATGCCCGTAATCGTGCACGAGTTCCTAACTCAAGAACAAAATCTGATGCCCGAGTCAGAGATAAGGTGGAAGGCCAAGTGCAGGTAGTGCTGCTTCGTGGCGGAAAACCTCAAAACAGGAAACGCCGCCGAAGACGTGGCGCGCGCCCACTCCGTCATTCATGGGCACGATGTCGAGTTTAGCTGGTCGGTCATCGATTGCGTCGAGGGAGTGATCTGGACCGAGGATACGAGGAGGTGATGTACAGATGACGAAGCGAGATACATGGCCAAGCCCAAGGTTTTGTAGGGATTGTGAACGAGTCACAAGTGGAGATTGTGGCCAGCATAAACGCTCGTTTCAGTGATGGCCCAGCAATGCCGGGCTAAAGCTGCGGAAAATAAATTGCCCCGGCTGCCGTTCAACCAGCCAACCGGGGCACAACACGAAAGGCTACTAACCTTATGAACATTCTTACCACGGAAGACAAAACGATGCAAGAGCAACTCAAATCCCACGATCAGATCTGCGAAATCAGATTAGTCGGATTGAAGCTCGATAATTTCAAGGGTATCAAGCATTTTAGTTTGGGTTCCGCGTACGCCCCGCTAGCTCCGGCTTCATTCCGCGGGGGCAACATTTCTGTCTACGGAAACAACGCAGCCGGGAAAACAACTCTTGCAGATGCTTTTTCTTGGCTCCTGTTCGGGAAAGACTCACAGGGGCACGCTGATTTTGAGATCAAAACGCTCTCGCCAAGTGGCGAGGCGCTGCCTGGACTCGAGCACTCCGTCGAAGCAGTGCTCTCGATAGGCGAAGAGCGACGGACGACGCCAAGGCAATTATCCTATAGGCGCGAGTCGAAGCTGGAACTTCGCAAAGTCTACCGTGAGAAATGGACAAAGCGGCGAGGCAGCGCGGAAAAGGAATTCACGGGCCATACCCGTGATCATTTCATCGATGGGGTGCCCATCAGCCAATCCGACTACGAGACTCAGATCGCGGGAATTGCCAGCGAAGATATTTTCCAACTCCTCACCAGTCCCGTCCACTTCGCGGAGCGGCTCCATTGGCAGGAGCGCCGGCGCATCCTCCTGGAGATATGTGGGGACATATCAGATGCCGAGGTGATTGCCTCGAGCCGGGAGCTTTCCGATTTGCCGGAGGTTCTCGCCGGCAGATCGATTGACGATCACCGCAAGGTGGCGCAGGCACGCAAGCGCAAAATCAACGATGAACTCCAGCGCATTCCCGTACGGATAGATGAGGTCTCGCGTAGCTTACCCGATATAGAGGCCGATGCCGATGTCATGCAAGCGCGCCTCAATGCCTTGAGAGATTATCGGGCTGAAGCTGAGATGGAACGGTCCCGCATCAGCGCCGGCGGCGAGATCGCCGAGAAGACGAAGCGGCTCCGCGAAATCGAGGCCGAGCTCCTCGATGAGACTAACCGCCAGCGTGCGTTAGCAAACGAGAAGACCGACATCCAACGGCGTAGACTTGCGATGGGCAACAGTGAGCTTGACTCGGCTACGCGGAGAAGATCGTCGGTTGAGATTTTGATCCCCCAGGCCGAGGAACAGATAGATTCTCTCGAACGCCGCATGGGCGATTTGCGCAAGAGCTGGCACGAAATCGACGCGGAGATGTTCATACCTATTGTTGGCGCTGATGTGTGCGCGGCATGCGGTCAGAAATTGCCGACGGATCGAATTGAAGCGGCTCAAGCAAAAGCTCAAGGCTCATTTAAAAAGGAAAAGGCGAAGCGACTGGCCGAGATCAATGAACAGGGCAAAGCGTTTCGCGATCGGTACGACACCCTAAAAGCCAGATTGATAGATTTGCAGCAAGAGCTTGCCGAGGCCAAGAAGCTCGAGGAGGACTTGGGCGAATCCGTAGCGAAACTGAAAGATGAGATTGAGCGGATTCAGGTAGACGAGGATCCTGCCGGGCCATCCGAACGCTCTAATGAATTCATGGAGCAGAAGCGCGCAGTAGAGGCGCATATTGAAACCCTTCGAGAAAGCAACACGACAGCGCTTCAACTTGTGGCCGAAAAAATCTCCAACCTGGACGGACATATAGGCGAGCTCGAATCCGGCCTGTCCCGAATCGAGCAGCGCCAAGCCGGGGAAAAGCGTATCGCGGATTTGAAACACGAGGAGCGGCAGCTAGCCTCGGAATACGAAGAGCTCGAGAGACAGGTCCATCTCATCGAAGAATTCACCCGGCGGAAAGTTTCGATGCTCACCGATCGCATCAACTCCAAGTTCGAGCTCGCTCGATTCAAGCTCTTCGATATCCAGGTGAATGGGGCCATTGCTGAGTGTTGCGAGGTAACTCACGAAGGTGTGCCCTGGCCCTCGCTCAATACGGGCGCCCAGGTCAACATCGGGCTCGACATGATCAGCACATTTTCTGCGCACTACGGGATCGCGCCCCCGATATTCATTGATCACTCCGAGAGCGTGACGGAGCTACTCGAGACGCCGGGCCAACAAATCCGGCTGATCGTTTCGGATGCTTATAAAACGCTTCACGTTGAGGAAGTGAAGTGATCAAGGTGTGTGCCTGGTGCGGAACCGAAGTAGAGAAAGCCTACTGCAATCGGCGTGGCGAAATCTTCTGCTGCGTCAACCACAGAACAGCAAGCAACGCTGCACTTAGACGTTTCATGGCCGATGAGTACAAAAAGCTGAGCGGGTTCAAGATTGATGAAAATCTACACACTACTGATCATTGATCGCCATTGTGACCCGCAGGTGATGGTCTTTCGCAAGGACTATGAAGCTGAAGAAGAAGCCGCGACTCGCGCCGAAAAATGTTGGAAACGCTCCGGGCTCAATTTCAATCGCGGCATCACGGGGTTGTTGAGTATCACTTGCGAAGACGTCGGCTCGATGGAAGTTCAAGAGCATGAGATATGAAAGAGGTGACGTGATGCCAATGACGGAAGAGCGGTTGAAACAGTTAAAGCGCTATGCCAAAGAGAACTACTACAACGTCTATCGGCTTCGGGAGGCACTCGACGAAATCGATCACCTCCGTGAGGGGAACGAGCGACTCCAAGGGTCGCTCAATCTATTACGTGAAGAGAATAGGAAACGCGGCAGGGTTGCGGTGGCGGCACAGACATATATGGCTGTATGGGATTCAGAAACAGAGGAGACTTTCGTTGAGCGGAGCGAATTACGTGAAGCTCTCCGCGAGTGGGGCGGGAAGGAACCATCCAAACAAGAGGGATAAAAGATGAAAGAAAAATCAAAGGATCAAAAATCGGAGCTTGAGCTTTTTAAACGCGGCATCGTTGATGTCGTCACCGCCCGGATTGACAATCTGGTCGGGCATGGCAAGCTCCTACTCCCGGAAAACTACTCTGCCGAGAATGCCCTCATGGGGGCCTGGCTGAAACTCCAGAGCACGAAGGACAAAAGCAATCGGCCGGCTCTCACAGTTTGCACTAAAGAAAGCATCGCAAATTCGCTCCTCGACATGATCGTGCAAGGCCTGACGCCACAAAAGGATCAATGCTACTTCGTCGTGTATGGCACGAGTCTCGTATTGCTGAGATCCTATTTCGGCGATGAGGCGCTACTCCGGCGTGTTTATCCGCGGGCGCGGGTATATGCCGAGCCGATTTATAAAGGCGACGTGCTCGAATACGAGATCGTTGGCGGAAAAAAAATGATCACAAAGCACGTCCAAAAGTTTGGGGACGTCGGCGGCCTCGATAGCATTATCGGAGGTTACGCGATTGTTGAGCAAGAGGTCTTTGAACCAGACATTCTCGTCATGACACCACACTGCGAGATTATGACGATCGAGCAAATCAAAAAGGCTTGGGCTCGAGGCGAGAACTGGCCGCCACGCCAAGGAAAGATGAGCGCGCACACCGATCACCCGGAAGAGTTCGTCAAGAAAACGGTAATCGCCCGAGCCTGCAAACGGCTGATCAATTCTTCCGATGATTCCTATTTGACAAAGGCGGTCGAACGCCAAGCGCATCTCGTTGCAGAAATAGAGATGCAGGAGCGCATCGAAGAGGGAGCCAACAAAGAGGTCATCGATTTACCGCCCGAAGATGAACCAAATGAGCCGCAGAGTCAGCCCAAAGAAGGAACGAATCAGGAAGCGACGGAGCCAGTGGAGGAAAAAGAAGATAGCCCAAGTTCGCCTTCGTCGCGTTTTGCCGACTTCATCGAGGAGCACAAACTGAATCCGACGAAAGCAAGAAAGCTAGCGGCCACGATAAGGAAGCTCAAGGACGTAAGGCACTTGGGGAATCAGGATTTCGAAATGGTTCTCAACAACAGTGAAGCTTTTCTCGCTTCCTACCGGCAACAATATGGTGGTGGGCAGCCGAAATTGGATGGCCCGGGGTTTTGATGGGGACGTTGAATATGGCACCAAAGCCCAAGCCGTGGGATGAGTTGCTAGCGGCGCTCCGACCCCTCTCCAGTTTCGAGCGCGAGGGCCTTCGAAAAAGTCTCGACCAATTCGGATATCTTGGCTCACCAATCTACGTCATGCCTGATGGGCGCATCATTGACGGATATCACCGGTACGAGCTCATCGGCGATGATGCCCCGGTCGAAGTGCTGGAAGTTGATGAGGCCACGGGATTTGCTCTCGGGATAGCCCACAATCGGGATCGCCGGAATCTGACGCCAGAACAACTCAAGGATTTGAGGGAACGACAGAAAAAGACCTACCTTGATTTACGTGACGCCGGCAGCACACAGGATGAGGCTGCCGAGGTCGTTGGAATCTCGCAGCAAACTGGTTCCGATTGGGAAAATATAAGCAATACCAAAGTCGGTAAAGCTTATATTGACCAGCGACTATCCATCCCAAAGGAAGCACGTGCTCAGATCCTCGAGCGTGTAGAAGCCGGCGAGCCGCAAATGAGAATTGCGGCGGATTGGGGGACAACGCAACCGAGGATATCGCAGATCGTGACTCAAGAGAGGGCGCGCAGCGAAGCAAAAGCTCACCAGGACGAGATCGGCAAGCAAAAAGCAAAGGATATGGGGCTTCTCAAACCAGCCGAAGTTTTAGTCATCGATCCCCCATGGCCCATGGAAAAGATCGAGCGCGAGCTAAGGCCGAAGCAAGGCAAAGTCGATTATCCCCTGATGACCTTGGATGAGATCAACCGCTTTGGGAAGCGTCTACCTTGTGCGGCGAATTGCCACGTGTGGTTGTGGACGACGCAACGCTTCCTTCCCGCCGCGCTCAATATGCTTCCCGGTTGGGATCTTCACTATGTCTGCACATTCATTTGGCACAAGCCAGGCGGATTTCAGCCAGTCGGACTCCCCCAATATAACGCCGAGTTCGCGATCTACGCGAGGCATGGCATTCCCCAATTCACGAGTACGAAGAACCTCAAGCTTTGCTTTGAAGCGCCCCGCAGTAAGCATAGCGAGAAGCCCGATGAATTCTACGAAATGGTGAAGAGGGTTACGGATCCCGAGAGGATTGACATGTTCGCCCGAAAAAATCACCAAGGATTTGATACATGGGGGAAGGAGGCACCTCTCTGATGGATTGGGAATCCGACAAGGCTTGGGCTGATCGATATTGGGAAGATGTTGAAGCAATTATCCGTCGTGTAGCCGGAAAGATTATCGAGGTTAAGCCTGCTGGGGTCTTAGATGATCAAATGTTTGCTCGAGACTACGTCATAGCAAGCGGATGTATTGCGTGTCGGTTACGACGATCTGACTGTAAATACAGAGACATTACGATCCGTTCTTCACGGCCGATGAGTGGCAACATAACGGAACTCAAGAAGATTGTCGACGGCCATGTTAGATGGATGCTCTATGGATGGACGGATCGATCTTCGCAATCCATATCAGAATGGATCTTCTTGGACGCTCACTTGATTGTTCAAAAGAAACTACATGAAGGTAGAAAAGAAATTCTGAATCATGATTTGAGCTCTAGCTTCATCGCCATAGATCTGCCGACGCTCATAAGCGCTGGGGTTGTAATAGATAGTAAATTATCGAAACCGACAACATTACGAATAAATGGCTCTAGAAAATTATTCTAATGATCTTCCAACCCATCGCCAGCGGTAGCTCCGGCAATCTCTATCTCGTAAAGGACGGGGACAGACAGCTCGCCATTGAATGCGGTATGCAATTCAAAAAGATTCAACAACAACTCAAATACCGTTTAACTAAGCTGGATGGTGTCCTTGTCTCGCACTGCCATTCCGATCATGCAAGATCTCTAAGAAAGATTCTCGGTGCCGGCGTAGATGTCTATGCGTTGGACTACACTTTTGAGTCGCTGGAACTTATCGGCCGCCACAATGCACACACAGTCAAGGCAATGAAGGCGTTTACTGTCAAGGAGTATTGGCGCGTGCTGCCCTTCGATCTTATCCACGATGTTCCGGCGCTTGGCTTTCTCATTGAGTCCGACGGGGACAAGTTGCTCTATGTTACCGATACGGCCTATGTGAAAAATCGGTTCCAAGGACTGACGATGATTGCCATCGAAGCCAACTACTCAGAGCCAATTCTACGCGAGAGCGATGAGAGCGCAGAGCGCAAAATGCGCTCGCTGCGGTATCACATGTCGATCGAGTGGGTTTTGGGATTTCTAGCCGCAAACGATTTGAGCTCTGTGCGAGAGATCCACTTACTCCACCTGTCGGATGCCCACAGCGATGAGGCGATGTTTAAGCGCGTTGTAGAGGAGGCCACCGGCAAGCCCGTATACGTGGCAAAGCGATGATTTGACATGACGTACACGATCATCAACCCCAAGATTGGATCTACAGCGTCATGGCCGCAATGGGGCGGTTGCCCGGTTTGGTCGTGGACCGGGCCGTAAGCTGGGGCGGTCGTCCCGCTTCCCCAACCGGTGGGACGACCGAGATAAACTTTGAAATTGGGATAGTGAGGTTGATTGGAGCGACCCAGTTTCCAATTTTATCCCGAGGCGTGGCTGGCAGACATCGCTCTCCGAGCGTGTTCCAGTGCCGCTAGAGGTCTATGGATTGACATGCTTTGCCTGATGCACCAGGGAACGCCGTACGGGCATCTCAGACTCAGGGATTCTCATGGCGGCTACTTTCGACCGGATGTCCCTGCCCTGGCCAAAATGGCCGGTAACTCTCCGGAAGAAGTCCGTGTATGGCTTGCCGAGCTGGACCATGTAGGCGTTCTCTCACGTACGCGTTCCGGGGCCATTTTCAGTAAGAAGATGGTACGCGATGAGCGCGTTCGGAAGCAGTGGCGAACCCGACAGGCAAGCTCTCGATCCAAGATCAAAAAGGCGTCAAAAGATCAAACATTACCCTGTTGCGACGATGCAGAAATACTGCATGCTGACGCCGGAAATCAGCACAAGACGAATAAACACAAAGAGATGAATGCGTGTGACGTCACGGGGGTTGTCACGCCCATGTCACGCGGTTCTCCCTCTTCTTCTCCTACTATAAAGAAAGAGAAGACCCAAGGGGGGAGGCGCAAAGCGCCCGCCGTCAAGAATCCGTACCCCTTTACGATTTACTGGAATACCAAAGAGCAGCGGTTAAGAGTCGAAGATCCTGGCGTTATCGTTGAGCACTTTATGGAGTGGGCAAAACAGAACGGCAAGGGCAGTGTTCCTATTCGTGAGCTCTTGCGTGAGAAGCAGCCGAGTTTTGAGCGCCATGCAATCGAAAAGGGATACACCAACGTATCCCCAGATAAATTGACAGTGCTTTTTTGCCGATGGATTGAGAGCGATATTTTGAAATACCGAGGAAATCGTAGCCAAAAAGTTGAGGATGCCTTCGACGAAGCGATCCGAAAAGCTGAGGAGGAAGAGTGTGAGTGATAGCGAGAAGCAGAGCAGAGCTGATAGAATAAAATGGCTAAAGGAATTACGAGCTGCGATTCCAAAAACATCCGACCAAATCACACCCAAAACCCTTGAGATATGGTCGCGGCGTTTACTCCGTGTACCGATGCCAGTCCTCGTGGTGGCAGCCAATATCCTGGCGGAGCGCCTCACGTTTTTTCCCTCGCTCGCTGAGATCCTTGCGATTTGCCGAGAAGTGGAAAACAGATCAGATAACCGGCGATGGAAACGAAACCTTAAGAGATGGGAACAAGAAGCGATTTCTCCAGGTGAAGCAAAGAAGATGCTCACTGCCGTCACGAACGCGGCCAGCGACAAGAGTAAGACAGCCATCGTTCCGTTTCGTGGCCGTGGCTTGAAGCGGATTCTTGCCGCGCCGCCGAAGAAACACGAGATCGGTGAGGGTGAAACAGACGAGCAATTCACCGAGCGCAAGCGTGCGGTGATTGAGAAAGTAAATGCCTGAGTGGACCTGCCACAAATGCCGCGGCGATGGTATGCGCTGGAGCGATGAGCGAAAGGCTATGGTGATCTGTAGCTGCCCGGCCGGTGAGTCAAAAAGAGAGTACCTCAAGATGACTCCGGAGCAGTGCCGCAAGGCAAGACGGAAGCGCGGCCGGGAGAAGAAACGGGAGAGAGAACAGGAAGTGATTCCGTTCTGAGGTGATGTGATGAGTGAACCAATCGATGCTATGAGCAGGGAGGAGATATGCCGCTTGTGGGGGTTCGCTCCTGCTGGACACCCGTGTTTTACAACCGGCACTCCTATCAAAGACCACTTCAAAAAGAGATTCGATTCACTTGGGGGTTTCTCGCTGGAGATAAGTAAGCGGATCGGTTGGTGAGAAATGCCTAAGCGAGTTGACGCGAACCAGAAACCGATTACCGACCTACTCCGTGAGCAAGGCTGTAGCGTTCAACCTATCCACGAGCTCGGCGACGGCGCCCCAGATCTTTTGGTAGGTTATATGGGGCGCAATTATCTGTTCGAGCTCAAGAATCCAGATAAGCCTTTCAGCCGGCGCCAGCTCACCAATGACGAGCGAGACTGGCATAAACGCTGGAAAGGCCAAGTCAATGTAGTTCATACCATCGATGAGATATGGGTGATTTTGCAATGAAAGAGACGGATATTACTAAACCGCTCATCCGCTGGCTCAATGCGCATCAGTGGGAGGTCTACCAAGAGGTGCAGCTTTATCGAGGAGGCGGTATTGCCGACATCGTTGCTACGCAGGGAAAGCTCGTTTGGGTTGTTGAGGTGAAAACCGGACTCACTACATCTGTGGTCGCGCAGGCTATGTGGTGGATCGATGAAGCGCACTATGTTTCTGTCGCTACGCCTGAACGTAGGCATACTAAGGGGAGAATAGTTCTCGAACAGTACATGCGCTGGAAAGGCATCGGCTGGATAAATGCTGATTGCCATTCGTATGGCGGAAAAAAATACTTCGACGAGGTGACAGAGCAAATTCGGGCGCGTCTTCATCGTGGAGCATTAGTTCGTAGTTTACGTGATGCGTTATGTGATGCTCATAAGACGTTTGCCGAAGCCGGCAATGCAAACGGCAAGCGATGGACACCATTTCAGGAAACGGCACGAAAGGTGGTCGAATCGGTGAAGGCAAATCCAGGTTGCAATCTTAAATTCTTAGTCGAAGCAGTCGACCACCATTACGCGAGCACACAGGCGTTCAAAACGCATATTGCAGGGTATATTCGCTCAGGCGTCATAAAGGGGATTGAAATCCGCGAGGACGGCCGCAAGTTGAGATTCTATCCCGAGAATGAGGTGAATGATGGAGATGATTGTATGCTCGAAATGCGGCGAAGCGATTCCGGAAGATGAGGTCATGCTCAGTATGAAAAAGATACCCGGGACTGATCTCTACTGGGAATTATGTACAGGGTGTTACAACAATGAGCACCTGGACGATGAGGATTGAATTATGGCTAAAACAAAGATCGCATGGGCTGATTTTGTCTGGAATCCGGTTACAGGCTGCTCAAAGGTGAGCGAGGGTTGCCGTCATTGCTACGCCGAAGGCCTCGCCCGTCGATTCAACAAGGAATTCAAACCGTGGACGGTACGGAATGCCGAGTACAACGTGCGGCTCCATCCCGAGCGCCTCGATCAGCCGCTTCACTGGAAGAAGCCCCGGCGGGTATTCGTCAACTCTGTGAGCGATCTGTTTCATGAGCAGGTGCCGTTTTCATTTATCGCCGCCGTTTTCGGCGTGATGGGTTGGTCTAAAAAACAGATATTCCAAATTCTCACGAAACGTCCGAACCGAATGCTTGAGTTTTTCTCATGGCTCGGCGCGTTACGTGGGGAACTGGGTGCTCTTGAATGTGATCCTTGGATCGGCTGTGAGATTCAGGCCGCACGGCGAATAGACACGACGATGCAAAGTGTGGGAGCAGTAATCAATAGAGGCTCCGATTGGCCTCTCCCGAACGTCTGGCTCGGCTTCTCTGCCGAAGACCAGGACACCTTCGATGAGCGCTGGAAGCACCTTCGCCAGACGCCGGCGGCGAAGCGATTCGTGAGCCTCGAGCCTTTGCTCGGGCCGATCATTTTAGACGATGGCCCTGCCGGTGGCGGTCATACGGCACTGACGACGGAGACCGATCACCCGGAGGATACAAAGCTCGATTGGGTGATCGTTGGCGGAGAATCCGGCCCCGGCGCTCGACCGATGAATCCGAGATGGATAAGAGACATACGCGATCAGTGCCAGGCGGCGGGCGTGCTCTTCTTTTTCAAACAATGGGGCGAATGGGTACCGGACGATAGGGTGCTCGATGTCGTAAAACGCGACAGGACGACCGCTGCAACAACAACGGATGCGATAGTCGGAAGCGTTCCAGGAATGCGCCGCGTCGGCAAGAAAGCCGCGGGTCGCGAGCTCGACGGGCGGACCTGGGAGGAGATGCCGACATGACAGACCAACAAGCGATTGCTTCCGTGCGTGTGGAATTGAGACGTGCTAGAGAGAAATTTCCTCGGTTTAACAGCGCGCACGAAGGCTATGCCGTCATCTTAGAAGAGATGGATGAGCTCTGGGATGAGGTGATGAAAAAGCGCGTTGCCCGTAGTAAATCGGTAATGCGAGAAGAGGCGATCCAGATTGCCGCAATGGCTGTTCGTTTCATGGTTGATGTTTGCTCATAATCGATCTTGAGATCATGAATGAGGAGTTGTGTGGCAGCGTGTTTTCTCCGAGCCGAAGCGGGGACTCTCCCGGCACTTGGGTTGCATGGAACCCTCACCAAGTGATCCGGATAGCGGGCAACACGCTGCCATGTAGCATCAAAGGGTTCAATCATGAGCGGAAGAAAGAAAAGTAGACGCGAGTTTTCGTGGCGGATCTGTCGCGAAGCCAGAAAGGCATACCTTGCTAGATCACATAGGGATTGTCCATTCTGTAATGCCCCGCCGCGATCGTTCATGGAGGGTTGGCGTGAGCTCTTTTGGGAGATGTTCAGTAGTGCCAAGAAAAACAAAAGAGAGATGCGATGAAAACTAAACGCTTTCCTGTGCTACTCAGCCAGGCCGATCGTAGGGAATTCGATGATTGTCCAGAGTCAATTTTATGGACGGATATCGAGCCACATACATGGCAGGCTTACAAGAATCATAGGCAAAGCTTGGCGCGCTTGGCAGAGCGAGGCGGGCTCGGCCCCGATGAGCTCGTTGCCGTTTTCGAACGCCGGCCATGGCATTCGATGGCGATGTGTGATGCTGTCAATCGACTGAAGCAATTGATCGGGTGGACGAAAAGCTGATGTGGATGTTTATGTTGGGTTTGGTCATAGGCTTCCTCCTCGGTGTCACCGGTCTACGTCTCGCCTGGCACGAGACCTACATCAAGAAGCTGGAGCGAGTCGAGAACCTGGCCGAGCTCATGGTGGCCATCAGGCGCAGCGAGAACGCGCGGATACAGGAGTTGCGCCAGGCTGTGGATTCACTTCGGGGTGCAACGGTCAACCTTAGCGGGAAGAGGGTTCACTGAATTCGAAAGGCCGGGTGAAACAGGCGCATGCGTGGGTATTAGTTATGAACATGTATCAACTGATGGAAACGCTTTTCCCAATCTACCGCACACTGATGGGTGTCGGTGTCCGGAAGACGATTGAGAAATTGACGGACTACGGCTTGCCGCTCGATGTGCATGCAATACCTAGCGGCACAGGAGCATTCGATTGGACGGTGCCCGATGAGTGGGAGCTGGATGATGCATATTTCGGCAAGTCAATCGACTTTCGTGAAAGAGAAGCTGTCATTTACTCTCAATCGTTCGACGCGAGAATCTCTGGAGCAGAGGCCAAAAAGCACCTCCATTATTCTGAAGAGATGCCTGATGCAGTCCCCTATGTGACGAGCTATTACAAAAGGGATTGGGGTTTCTGCGTCACTAAAGCGGAATACGAAAAGATCCGAGACGACGACTATTACAGAGCAGTCATCAAAGCGCGGTTCTTTCCGGGCGTGCTCTCCTACGCCGATCTGATTCTCCCGGGCGAGAGCCGACACGAGATCCTTTTTTCCACGTACCTCTGCCATCCCTCGATGGCAAACGACAATCTGAGCGGCATCGTCGTCCAGGCCGAGCTTGCGAAGTGGGTCATGTCGTTGCCTGAACGCAAATACACTTACCGATTTATTTGGTGTCCTGAAACCATAGGGCCGATAGTTTATATCAGCCAGAATGAGATATTTGCCCATATGAGCCGGAATATTCCGAAGCATCAGGTACCCCAGAAGGTGATCGCGGGTTGGGTGCTCACCTGTCTCGGGGGCCCCGGCAATTTCGCGCTGCAACATACGAAGTGGGGCGATACATATGCAGACAAAGTTGGAGCACACGTCCTCTCCCATCTGGGCAAGAACTATAGCTCCTACCCTTGGGAGGACCGCGCCAGTGACGAGCGGCAATGGGTGATGGCCGGTTTCCCTGTGGCATCCATTCAAAAGACCAAGTGCGGCACCTATCCCGAGTATCACACGAGCGCGGATAACCTCGATTTCGTGAAGCCGGATCACTTGGAGGAATCGCTAGAGGTCTACAAGCGAATCGTCGAAGTTTGCGAGAACGATGGCTATTACCTAAGCAATGTCTGCTGCGAGCCGTTCATGACGAAGCACGGGCTTTACCCAACGCTCAGCAAGCGAGGCTCTTCCGGTTCGGCTCGGGACTACATGAACGTCTGGTCCTATTGTGATGGAGAGCATAGCCTATTTCAGATTGCGCAACGATTGAAGAAGCCTTTCTGGGAGGTGTTGGAGATTGCGAAGGAGCTTGAGAAGCATCACTTGTTACGAGGAGGAGGGTTAGCCCGATGGACAAAAGAGTCGTCGATGAGACCGGGAACCGACACGGACGACTTGTCGTAATTGCTAGAGCGTGGACTAAGGGGCGCTGGACAACTTGGGAATGCCTTTGCGATTGTGGTGAAACCATCGAAGTCAGGGGGCATCGGTTGAGAAATGGACACACTAAATCATGCGGGTGTTTACGTCGCGAGCAAAGGACCGCTTTCGGCGAGTCGCGAAGTACTCACGGGCATTCGTTCGTAGGGGGAAAGGAGACCCCAACCTATAGCAGTTGGCACTCGATGAAACAGAGATGTCTCAATCCGAAAGCTACTAAGTGGAAACATTATGGCGCCCGCGGCGTCAGAGTTTGTGAGAGATGGCGGATCAGCTTCGAGAACTTCCTCGCAGACATGGGTGAGCGGCCGGCTGGGAAGACGCTCGATCGGATAGACCCAGACGGGAACTATGAACCAGGCAATTGCAGGTGGGCGACTATGGTCCAACAAAGGCACAACAGGAGGACTGGGGATGAAGAGGGATAAAGTCATTATTTTTGGCGTCTTGCGGCAAGAGGACTATCCACTCGAGGCTCCGATCGGGGACGAGAGCTACGATGTCTGGTGCATGAACGCGAGCTGGCCGGCAGAACACTGGGACTGCTGGTTCCAACTTCATGGTATCGAGCACATGATGGAAGCCCACGGCATCAAGTACATCCGGTGGTTGCAGACCGTTGCCGCCTACCATAAGAGCAAGACGGTCTATGTTTTCGAGCATGAGCTCCATCATTTCCCCGGCGCGGAGGCTTTTCCGCTTCCCAAGCTCATTGAAGAGTTCGGCGATTACTTCACTGGCAGCTTTGCCTACCTAACAGCGTTCGCGATCCTTCGTCGATATAAGAAGATTTGGATAGATACGCGAGGGATGGAAGGCGAAGAGTGGGCGATCCCGTGCATCGAGTATTACATCGGGATTGCGGAGGAACGCGGGATCGTTGTCCATGTGGGAAGCAATAGCGACCTGCTACATAGAAGGCGCGGCGGGCTCTACGGTATCGGCCGAGACAGGGGAGGCAACTTCGGTGAGCTTGACTAGACAGCAAATCAAAAGCGATCTGAATCGAGCCGGAATCGTTCCAGGCTCCAGAGTGATGGTGCACTCAAGCTACAAATCTTTGGGCGGCGTCGAAGGCGGTCCGGTCGAGGTGGTTCATGCGTTTCTTGATGCGGTTTACCCTGAAGGTGTAGTCGTCTTCCCCACTTTCGATTTCAAAAGTTGGACGCAAAGAGGTAGCTGGGATTATTGGGAAACACCTTCACAGATGGGCGTCATCACGGAAAAGGCGCGGACAGGATGTCCAGAGCACTTCGTCCGGACGCTTCATCCAATCTATTCGTGTATCACAAGCGAAATGGCGCCCGGATCTAGGGACGCTTGCGTGGATGCATTCGGTGTAATGACGTTCTTCGAGCACATCATTCAGAAGAACTACACGATTGTCGTTCTCGGGGTACCCGACGTAAACAACAGCTTCACCATCGTTCACCAAGCGGAAGTCACCGCCGACCCGCCGAATTATTGGCGGGAGCGAAAAGAATTTGTCGGCACCTATTGCGATCCTTGGGGAGTCAGTAGCCGGCAGTCTTATTTCATGCACGTTCGCAAGGAAGGCGTAACGACGAATATCCGGCCTTTCGTGCAGCTTCTGCTCGAGAAAGGTGTGATTCAGGAGCATCGAGTGGGGCCAGCGAGAACCTTGGTTGCCAGCTCGCAGGAGTTTGCCGAACACGCGATGTGGGCGGCGATCAGTCGGCCCGAGCTTTTGAGGGAGGCAGAAGGATGAAGATTACTTTAGTCACCGGCGCCAGCGGCGCGATCGGCGGCGCCGTGTATTCAGCCCTTGAAAAGAAGGGGATGATGTTGGGAACGACGGGCAGCTTCGAGCCGCTTCACCGGCCGGAATATGTCGTTGTAGGCCAGTGCTGGAAAAACCCGCTCATTGTTGCCGACAAGCTCTGGAAAGAGCCGATCAAAATTCCAGCCTATGACCTTAGCGATGAGCGGCAGGTCCAAAAGCTCATAGAACGGGTCAGGCCTACGACTATCGTCCATTGCGCCGGCATCGCGCGAGACGGCATTTCGTGGAAGCTCACCAACGAGCAATGGGATGAGGTGATGACGCTCAACCTCAAGGCGGCGTGGTGGCTGGCGAAGTATTCGTTGCCCCACATGCGTGAGGCTGGATTCGGGCGCATCGTTTTCATCTCGTCGGTTCTCGGGAGCATCGGCGTTGTCGGCACGGCCAACTATGCGGCGAGCAAAGGTGGCCTTGAGGCTCTGGCCCGCACGCTTGCGGCGGAAACCGCCCAAAACGGTATCACCGTTAACTGCGTGGCGCCTGGCTATCTCGACGCGGGCATTGCCGGCCGGTTGCCGGATGACATCAAGAAGAAAATGGCCGAGCGGGTACCGATGGGGCGACTCGGGACGCCGGAAGACGTTGTGCGTGCGGTGCTCTTCCTTCTTGATTCGCCCTATGTGACGGGGCAGGTGATCCATGTGAATGGGGGGATGGCATGAAAGAGATTAAATCTTATGATATGAGCCAGATCGGTAAACTTTTGGGCGACATCTATCTCAGAGTCTTATCGGTCACCAAGGACGAAAATTTAGCTGCATCGCTGGCCATCAAGTACCTCAGGCATGATTCGACACAGGCGCAGTGGAGCCCAAAGTTGCCAAGCTATCAGTGGCTGGATAATCTAAAACACGTTGACAGAACGGACGAGGAGGTGTTGGCTGCGATAAGGAAATATCTTGGATAAAGGCTAAAATAGAGTTATGGCGAAAAAGGCCAAGAAGAAGGCGAAGAAGAAATCCTCAAAGAAGAGTGTTGCGAGCAGGAAAAGACTCCCGCCAAGGCAAGCTCGCTTTGTTGAGCAATACATAATCGATCTGAATGCTACACAGGCCGCCATCAGAGCTGGATACAGCAAGAAGACCGCCTTTGTTCAGGGATCCAGGTTGTTAAGAAATGCTAAGGTCAAAAGGCTCATAAAAAAGGCCATTGAGAGACGCTCGAAGCGGACCGAAGTAACGGCAGATAAAGTCATCAAGGAATTTGCGAGAGTTGGCTTCAGCGACCTGAGGGACTTTGCCGCATGGGGGCCGACCGGCGTAAAGCTTCTAGAGAGCTCAGGCCTCACTGAGGATCAAGCGGCGAGTGTCGCTGAAGTTTCTGAATCGGTTACCGGGAAATCGAAAAACGTTCGCTTCAAGCTTCATGACAAGGCTCATGCGCTCACTCAGCTCGGACGTCACCTCGGCCTTTTCAAAGACCGCTTGGAGGTCGAAGGAGACCTGAACATATCCGATGCCGCAAGGAAGTTCACCAGCCGAATATCTCGCATCGTTACCCGAAAGCAAAAGAGCTAGCTACATCAACGGGCTTTCCGAAGAGACGAAGGCAGCGCTCCTCTACGAGTGGAAGTTTTGGGCAAGGCCTGAACAGCTACCGCCGACTGGCGATTGGGACATATGGGTTTACTTGGCAGGCCGCGGAACAGGAAAGACTCGAGCCGGCGCTGAGTGGGCCAGGTCGCAGGCAGAATCCATCCCCGGTAGTCATGGTGCGCTCGTTGCCGCAACCCCTGGCGATGCGCGGGATGTAATGGTCGAGGGCGAATCAGGGATCCTCAGCGTCTGCCCTCCATGGGATATTCCGTTCTACGAGCCAGCAAAAAGGCGGCTCACTTGGAAAAACGGATCTGCAGCTCATATCTATTCTGCGTTCGACCCAGTACATCTTCGCGGCCCTCAATTTCATTGGGCTTGGGCCGATGAGCTTGCTAGCTGGAAGAAACTAAAAACGGATCCAACCGGCCGGAAGGATAATCCTTGGGACATGCTCATGTTCGGATTGCGTCTCGGCGAAAAGCCGAGATGTGTTGTTAGTACGACCCCGAAGCCGATAGAGCTTATCCGGGAGCTTCTGAGAGATCCCCGCTGCGCCATTACGCGAGGATCCACATATGACAACATCGCAAACCTCGCCCCGTCTTTCGTCGAGCTTTTGCTGAGCAAATACGAAGGCACAACTCTCGGCCGTCAGGAAATCAACGCCGAACTCCTGGAAGAAATCGAGGGCGCACTGTGGACTCAGAAGACACTCGAATCATGCCGGCGTACCGAATACCCGGAGATGGTCCGGATAGTCACCGCAGTGGATCCAACGGGGGGCGTGGCAGAGGCCGGTATCGTCACGGCTGGAATCGGCACTGATGGCCATGGTTATGTACTCGACGACTCTTCTCTTCGAGGCAGTCCAGATGAATGGGCTAGAGCGGCTATAACCGATTACAACAAATTCAAGGCGGATCGAATCATCGCCGAGGCCAATTTCGGTGGTGAAATGGTCGAGCATACGATCCGGATGACGGCGGAGAAGCTGAAACAGTCGGTCTCCTACAAGGATGTCCACGCAAGCCGAGGTAAACAGATTCGAGCGGAGCCCGTTGCCGCGCTTTATGAACAAGGTCGAGTTCACCATGTTGGAGTTTTTCCACAGCTCGAGGGAGAGTTGACGAGTTGGGTACCAGGCGAGGCATCTCCGAACCGTTTAGATGCTCTAGTCTGGGCCATCACGGAACTCATAGTGGACGCACCGGGCATCGGAATTCACATCGACGCCCCTGAGTCGTCATTGGAAAGGGCGAAGCGGAAAGGTATCGTTCAGACGCACGGCGGCCGAGACGTTCGGGAATGCGCTCGAGCGGGGTGCGAACGCTGCCGCGAGTTTTTGAAGCTTTGAAAAAGCGATTATTTTTTGCTATGTTACGGTTGAGTCGGCACGATTCTTTGCGAGGTGAACCAAATAAATGGGTCTACTCCAACAGATAAAGGAGCGCTTCAAAAAGACGGAGGTCATTGCCCGGCTCATTCCCACCTATCAGGCCAGCCGTAAGCTGCCGCTTCCTCATGATTATCGAAACCTCGCCGATGAGGGCTATCGCAAAAACGTCATAATCCATGCATGCATCCGCGTGCTGATGCGCACTGGCGTGGCAGTGGATATCCGTGTCAGGCGCAGAAACGCCAAGTCGGAGCTCGAGCCCGTCGGCCCGAAAGATCCGTTGCTGAATCTCCTTCAACATCCGAACCCAGAGCAGTCGACACGTGAGTGGCTCGAGCACGCGACCCTCCACTACAATGTCTCCGGCAATTCCTACACTCACAAGGTCCGGAGCTCACGCGGCCAAGTGGTTGAGCTGTGGCAGCTACGGCCCGATAGGATCCGCGTCAAGCCCCGGCTCGATGGATTTGTTGAGGGGTACAAATTCCCCGTGGCGGTCGATCCTCAGAAGGAGCGGCTGGTGCCTTTCGAGGATGTGATCCATATGAGGATGCCTGATCCCCTGGATGACTATTATGGCCTATCCCCCATCGCTGTGCTTGCCCGGATCGGCGATCTGGACAATCACGCCATCGATTATCTTCGGGCATTCTTTGAGAACAACGGAATTCCGGGTGGTCTGATCAAGGTAAAGGTTAAGGTTGCGAAAGACAGGGCTGATGAGATTAAGCAGAGCTGGAAAGATCAATATGGCGGAAAGGATGGCTGGCACGGCATCGGTCTGATAGATTCCGAGGCGGACTATCAGGAGATCGGGACGCGACCAGAGAAGCTGAACCTCGCCGCAATCTTCGGCGAAACAGAGTCACGCATATGCGCGGCGTATGGTGTTCCCCCAATTGTGGTGGCTGTATGGATCGGGCTGATGCGCTCGACTTACGCGAACTACCGTGAGGCGATCAAGGATCTCTGGGTCGACCAAGTGACGCCATACTATGGCCGTATTGGAGACAAGCTAACCGCAGAGCTCGCGCCGGAGTTTGGCGAGGGCTATGTTATCGACTTCGATTTCTCGCGCGTCGAGGCGCTTCAAGAAAGTCGATCCGAATTGAGAAAGTTCGGTCTCGAGGCCTGGAATGGTGGGCTTCTAACGAGGAATCAGGCGCTGGAGCTCGCGGGCCTGGATCTCATCAAGGGACCCGAGGGTGACGAACGAAAGGTTATCGGCGGGGCCGGCATGGCCTTCTCCAGGTCCGTCCTGACCGCGGAGCCGCAAGTCTTCGAGCTGGAGTCCGGCGAGATCTCTGAGATAAAGATTCCTGTTGACAAAAAACCGCCCGATCCGGAGTGGAAAGCCATTCACCGCGCAGCAGACGAGAAGCTCAAGGCCATGCATCGGGCCTTTTTCGAGGCGGTTAAGGAAACCAAGAAAGCCATCGATGTCGAGGCTATCCACGAAGCCTTGAAGAGCGGGGATGCGGCCAAGGCCCACAATGCAATCCCTTGGGATTCCCTCGCTGTCGCCAAGCTCACAGATGTCTATCCTGAGCACCTACGAGCTATCTACGAGAAGGCCGCATCTCTGACGCGGGTACCGGAGAAAAAGGCATCGGCGAAAGGGCCCTCGGAGCTCCATGTCGTTGCGGTAAAATTGCCGCCCGAGGCCGCCGACGGATGGGCTCAACAACGGGTAGCCGAGCTCATCCGGGAGGTAACGGAAACAACGAAGGAGGCGGTGAGGCAGATAATTGACAGGAGATTCACGGAGGGGCTCCAGACGCTGAGGGCGGCCAAGCAGATCCGGGACATGGTCGGGCTGACGGACCGCCAAGAGCTATCCGTTGAGAAATACCGCCAAGGACTGATCAAGGATGGACTGAGCTTGGATGCGGCTGATAGGCGTGCGCTGAGGGAGATAGCCAGGAAGCTACGTAAGCGCGGCTTGCTAATCGCCCGCACCGAAGGCAGACGCGCCGCATCAGCCGGCCAGCATGAGATCTTCCAGGAGGCGGCGCGCCAGGGCATTCTTGACGGCGGCAAGGCAAAGCGAGGTTGGGTTGCAGGGCCGAATGCGTGTCCAGATTGCATGGCGCTCGATGGAAAAAAGGTCGGGCTGAATGAGGAGTTCGCGCCAGGGATTATGTTTCCGCCTCTCCATCCAGGAGGGGAATGTGGGATTACGATCGAGGCTGAATGATGAGCAAACGTTCATTTGGTGAGCAAGGCCGTTTCGAGCCTTACGATTGGCATCCCGCCGAGAGTAAAATCCCGAAAGAGCTTTGTGGGCGTATCCAGGATTTTATCGCCAATTACCGCACGGGACAGATCGCAATAAACTTTACGCAGGGGAAGATTGCTAATTGGAACGTACATATCACTGAGCGGGATGTTACGCCTGACGAACGGCTCCAGAAATCGGACAGCCCATGACTATTTTGACGCATAAAGGCTATATTTGTTAGACTCTGATTAAATGGAAGTAGTTTATAAGACAGGGAGAGTAACTATGAAGTAGACCTCGGTTAAGCTGAGGGGTACTTGTAAATCACAAGCCCCGTCGTTCCGGGAATGAGTTAGTCCCGGGCGGCGGGGCTTTTTTGTTGAGCGGTGAGGGCTGATGAGTAAAAATAAAGACTCAGGAATAGCCACAGAGCACTTCCGCGTCTCTTTCCAGATCGATCCCGCAAAGTCCAATCTCGAGGAGCGAGAGTTCGTCGGGATGGCGTCGGTGTTCGGCTCCCTCGTAGAGGGAGCATTCCAGCCGACTATCATCGAGGAAGGCGCGTTTTCCAAAACTCTGCTGGAGAAAAAGGGCAAGGTGCCCATTCTCTGGCAGCACGAAACCCGGGAACCCATCGGCATACCTCTTGAGCTGACTGAGAATGCCGCCGGCCTCTACATCAAGGGCAAGATCTCCAAGACGGACATTGGGGATAAGGCGTTGACCTTGCTACGCGATGGAGTGCTTCGCGGCCTATCCATCGGATTCGACCCCATCAAATGGAACATGGAGAAGGAGCGAGAGACAGATCGGGAGTGGGATGCGATACGTCACATCACAGAACTACGATTGTGGGAAGTAAGCCTTGTAACCTTCGGGGCCGACCCTTTGGCGCAAGTGACCGAGGTTCGCTCGCAAGGGCCAGATGAAGAGCATCCTCGCGTACCTCCAGGCAAGAAAGACGGAAAAGGCTTTGAGATTCAGAGCCTGATCTGTCCAAAAGATAAGTGGGATTCTCTCGCAGATGCCAAGAAGTGGCTGAAGGACCATGGATACAAGACCAGCGGCATGGACGAGGCCGATGTTTCCTGGCGCTTCAGGCAAAGAAACCCCGACGAGTTCCTACGGCTTCGCACCATCTGCATAAACCCCGGCAGCAAAACAAAACTGGGTGACTGCAAGGTGAAGGCCGTAGGGGGGCCGCTCAAACAGGCACTGATCGATCATATCGAGGTCGTGTTCGAAGATGTGAAGGATGTCGAGGGCATGGCCGAACAGATTGAGGCCATCGTTGAAAAAATCACCGATCTTCCCGAGCCGCTTCTCTTGGATGAAGCACTCGAGGGAAAGACGATTAGCAAGAAGAACACGCAGCGCATTCAGGATGGAATCAAGGCGCTGCAGGAGCTTCTCGAGCTAGCCGAGCCGCCAGAAGGCGACGACGCGTCCGGGAAACACCCGAAAAAAGACGAGCGTCGCACACGGGCACTCACTGCGGAAGTGGAGCTCATGGAGGTGGAGCTCGCCGAAGCCGAGGCGAACTTCGCGCAAACAACCACTACGTAAGGAGGTTTTGCCAATGTACGAAACCGAGATTGCGCAAGTGCGGCAGAAGGCCGCAGAAGCGCTGAATGCTTGGAAGGAGTGCATCGCCAAGTACAAGAAGACGCCGGAGGACCAGTGGACCGCGCAAGATCAGGAGAAGAAGGAGAAGGCGCGGAAAGACTACGAGCAGTTCAACAACGATCTGGTCAAGCTTCAAGGGAAGCAAAAGGAAGAGCAGGCACTCGCACACGCCGAGGCACTGTACAAGGATCCCGTTACCCGTGTGCCGGTTCACGGTCCAGAGTCTACCGGCCCAAGCGAGAAACAGGAGCTGGAGAAGAAAAAGAAGGAGGAACATAAGGCTGCTTTCCACGCTTTTCTCAAGGCTCCGAAAGGACTCGCTGAACGTGCTGCCATAGAGGAGCTGAAGTCCTACAAACCCGAGGAAATTCATACCCTGATGACCACGACTGGTAGCTTGGGCGGTTTTCTCGTGCCCGAGGACTTCAAGCTCGAGGTCATCAAGGATCTGGGCGGTTTCGCGGTCATCAGGCCGCTTGCGCGTGTCATGCCAACCAGCCGGGATACAGCGGTCGTCCCAACCATCGTCGCCGCCAGCTCGACTCGTGCCGCTCAGGGATACACCAGCGGATTCACCGGCGCGTGGAAGCAGCAGCGGACATCGAGCGGAGGTGCCACCGCTCTGACCACGCAGGACCAGCCGAGATTCGGCCAAGAGCGTATCCCGATCCACAACTGGGAGCCCGATGCGATCGAGCTTTCACGTGAAACGCTCGAGGATTCCGCCGCGGATCTCGACGCCATCCTCGCAGAGATCATCGCCGAGGTCCGAGCACTGGATGAGGACTACGAGTTCTTGCTTGGGACTGGCGTCGGTCGTCCCGAAGGACTGCTCAGCACGAGTGCCAACATTGCCAGTGTAATAAGCGGAGCCACCAGTACGTTGACCTTTGCCGGGTTGATGAACCTCAAGATGACCCTCCGGGCTCAGTACAGGCAGAACGCCACTTTTCTGATGAACTCCTTGACCTTTGGTGCCGCGATGGTTCTGGAGACCTCTGCGGGCGTGGACTTGATCTTCAAGCAAATGTTGCTTGAGCCGGGCAAGTTCATGGGCCATCCCATCGTGTTCAGCGAGTTCTTGGCGGATGTTGGCGCAGGTGCAAAACCGATTCTCTTCGGAGATTTCCGTCACTATGTCATCGCGGATCGGAAGGAGCTCCGTGTGCAGAGGCTTGAGGAGCGTTTTGCTCCTAACGTGGGTTTGTTACCGTCTGCCCGGCTCGGTGGACAGACAGTGCGTCCGAATGCTTTCCGCGTTCAACGCTGTGCCACGGCATAGAGCCGATGGGCCGAAGAAAAAACAAGCAGGTGTCACGGCGGGCCACGAAACCCGCCGAGGCGCCGGCGGCGCAGCCAAAGGAGGCGATCACCATGAAAGCTGAAGAGCAGCCGCAAGTCGAGGTTGCTGAGCAGCCTGAACCAAAGCGAGCAGAAGAGCAGGAGAAATGGAAGTGTCCTGGCTGCGAAATCGTTTTCGACAATCAACCGGAGTGGAATTCGCATGTGAAACGTCACGCTCACGCGAATCAACTGCTCTGATAGGAGAAGAGACACATGAGTGAAATGGGACAATGGATCGCGCAGCATACTGCGTTGACCACGATTGTGGCAGCTATCGATTCGGGTGATACCACCGGCGGGGTCGGTGCGACCGCAGATGGCAACCCGATCGATCTCCGGCCAACGGGCCGGCGCTACCAGTCGTTGAAGATGCTGATCTCGTACTACGCCAGCATCGCCACAGGTTTCGTGGTGAAAATCGCGGCCAATTTGCAAGACCGAGCCACCACCAGCGGCACGGGGAGCACTTGGGCCGATTTCGGAACGGCACCTACCACCCACAGCTTGGCGACTACGGGAATCACCTACGGTGAGTTTCCTTGGAATCAGGATCTTCGAGCCGCCAAACGCTACCTGCGGGTACAGGCATGCCCGAGCTTTGTGACCGCCACTGGTGGGGGCGCCACTGATACAGGGAGCGTCGTGCAGCTCTGGGCCGTGGCCACGCTGCTCGACCCGAATCGCCGGCCGGCCAGCGGATAGTTTATGGCTGCGTCCAAAAAGAAAGTTGCCATCGTAGGGTTCAGCGAAAACTCGCGGCATCTTGCGCCCTACGATGACGACTCTTTTGAGATCTGGGGCTGTAACCACCTCTATCGGCTCATTCCCCGCGTCGATGTGGTGTTCGAGCTGCATCACCGAGGGGAGCTTGAGGCGAAGTACGGGGACAATTGGGCCGAGTATCGGGATTGGCTCATGACGACCAAGGAGCAGATCTACATGCTCGAGAAGCAGCCGGATTTCCCGACCAGTGTCCGTTATCCGATAGAGGACATCGTGGAGTTCTTGAGCAGCTTCCAGCAGAAGCGCCCAGATGAGGAGCTCGAGTCACCATACTTTGCCAGCACGATCGGTTACATGTTCATGCTTGCTTTGATGCAGGACAAGAAGGAAATCGGGCTATACGGCGTGGATATGGTCATCGATTCTGAATACGGGGTTCAGCGGCCTAACACCGAATACATGATCGGTCTGGCACGGGGCCGAGGCGTGAAGGTTGTGATTCCCAAGGAATCCGCCCTATTGAAAGGCCGGAAGCTCTATGCATACGAGCACGAGACGTGGAAGTACGCCGATACCATCACCGCGATGCGCAAACGGATCGAGAAGCTGAGCGAGCAGTTCAATGAAGCTGAAGTGAAAGCCAACAAGGCCCTGGACACGATGCACGTGTGGGAGGGGGCTCGTGGCTGGGCAAAGGAATTCAAGCAAGCACTCGCCGACAATGGTCACGGGAAACCTGAAGTAATCAAGATGATTGACGAACAGGTTGAGATTCTCAATCAGCGATTCAAGGAAATGGAGGAGGCGAACAAAAAAGCCGTTGATGAGCAGCACAACTACGAGGGAGCCAGGTGGGAGGCCATGTATTGGATCGATAAGTTCGGCTACAACGACCGGGGAGAGCCAATGTGAGCGTTCTTGCCATTATCCCAGCTCGAGGTGGTTCCAAACGGATCCCCAAGAAAAACCTCCGGCTGCTCTTGGGCCGGCCATTGATTGCGTGGTCCATCGAGGCCGCCAAGATGTCTCAACAGGTTGATCGTGTCGTGCTCTCCACTGAAGATGAGGAGATCGCCCGCGTTGGGAAAATGTATGGCGCAAAAGTCATCATGAGGCCCGAGGAGCTGTCCGCGGATGATGCGCCTACGGATCCTGTGATGATCCACGCCCTAAACGAAATCGGCAAAGACGGATACGCGCCCAAGCTCTTGGTTCTTCTTCAGCCGACGTCACCGATCCGACCCGCGAATCTGATTGACGACTGCATTCAGAGGCTCAGATTCTCCGGGGCGAATAGCCTCTTCACCGGTTTTTACGGGCCACATTTCGCTTGGACGAGAGCGCCGGGGTGGGTCGATGATCCCCTGAAGCGAAAGGGCATGATGCAGCCTTTCAACTTCGGCTCTCGGGATGCTCGAAAACGCCGACAGGATATGGATGAAAGCGAAATTCCATTTTTAGAAAACGGCTCGGTCTTTGTGACCGATACCAAGGCATTCATCAAGACCAGCTCGCGGGTCTGCCCTCCCACAGAAGCTTTCGAGATGCCGATGAGCTATTCCATTGATATCGATGAGATCGAGCACTTCTGGGAAGCGGAACGGATTTTGTGTGCACCTCGAAGTGACGTGGCTTTCCCGGCGCTGGCGGGCGACATTAGAAAGAGGGATCCAAGAAACAAAGCAGATCCCAAAAACATAAAACCTCTCCCGAAAGCGGTGTGAGCGATGAGCCTTGAGTCCCACGCGTTAACCACGGTTGCCGAAGCCAAGCTGCTTGCCGACATCAGCGGCGACGGAAGCGATCCGCTTTTGGAGTCGCTGATCAATGCTCAGAGCTGGGCTATCGAGAATGCCATGAATGGCGTGGTGTTCGTCCAGCGAAACTGTACTGAGGACTACAGCGGCGGTATCGGCGGCAGGCGGGGCGGCGCGAAACGCATCCATCTCTATCACAAGCCGATCGTATCGGTGACTTCAATCA